CCATCAAATGTTAAAAATATGCATTATTATTTAGGTAAGTTATATTTTAATACCGAGAAATTAACACCTGAACAATATAAACAAACAAAAATATTAAATTTTCAATTTTTATTTGGTGGAATACCAATTGAAGTATCTGATAACATTTCTTTTTTTAAACAAGTTGATAATTATACAAATGAATTATATAAAAAATATAATAAATTTGGCTATATTATATCACCAATTAGTAATAGAAAAATGCACAATATAGAAAAACCAAATAAAAGTAAATTGCTCAATTATTTGTTACAAATGGTTGAAGCAGAATTAATAATTGAAAACATTGATAGATTACAATTATATTTACAAGATAAACAAAATGTGGATATTATACTTTATACATATGATTCTATTTTAATTGATACTAATACTGATGATTATACTTTAGATATTTATAATATATTAAATAAAAATAATTTTCATTTAACCACAAAAAAAAGTTATACAAATTATAAAGAAATTTAGAAAAAATTAATGGATTTTATATTTATAATTACAATAAATAAAAAAACCATTATGAAATTATTATGTATGTTTAGTAAAGTTTTAACTTTAGACACTGATATTAAGAGAATAAAAACTGAAACAAACAATAATAAAATTGTTATATATTATAACAAACATAATGACACTGAGTTATTTCTTATATTTCCTTATACTGATATTAGAATAAATAAAACTATAATAATTCAGCAAAAAACAAACAAGGATATATTTTTTACTATTAATTCATTAAATAAGTTAGTAGATTTGCATAATAATTATAAAGTGCCTTGGAAACTTTATGAAAATAAAATAATTTTATTGCATGATAATCAATTACAATTTATTGATATTGAATTAAAATAATATTTTGTTTTTACATTTAAAATATATATATTTTACTATATTTAACAAAAGGAATATAATATTTCTTTTTAATTTTTAATTTTTAATCAAATTTTATAATAGCATGAGTAATTTAAATGATTATTTAAAAAAACGTTTAAAAACGTTAACTGAAAAACCAAATCAAAAATTTAAACGTGATGAACGTCTTTGGAGACCACGACCAGGAGAAAATAAAATCAGGATTATCCCACAACAAGATACAATTGATCCTTTTGTCACACTTAGTTTTCATTATGGTGTATGTAAACCAGGTCCAGGAGTTTTATCTTTAATTAATTTTAATGAACCTGACCCAATTGTTGAAAAAGCAATAGAATTTAAAACAGAAAATAACAGAATTTATAATGAAGACAAAGATGCAGCCAAAGATTTGTATTTTAAGGCGTATAATTTACTTGGTGGAAAAAAATCTGTAGAACGTGGGCGACCAACTGATAGACATCATTGTTTAATGGTAGATAGAAAAAATGAAACACCAATTCTTCAATATTGGCAATTTGGTGATGGCATATTTGAAAATATATTGAGTGAGAATTCATCATTGATTAAAACACTTATTGAAGTAGGTGTTATAACTGAAGACCAATCAAAAGATATAAACTTTTCTGATCCTGTTAATGGATATGATTTATCTGTAATTTTTATACCGTCGCACAAGCATAAAGTTGCTACTTTAAAAGAATATCCTAATTATAAAGGACCTTTTAGTGATACTGACTATGCAGAGACAAAAGTTAGTTTTAGTAAAAAAAGCACTCCATTAACAACCAATAAAGAATTGAGTGATAGTATTATAAAAGGAGAATTGGACTTGTTTGATATTTTTAAAAAACCGACGTATGAGCAATTACAAAAATGTTTAGATAGATTTTTGGCAAATTATAAACCTCGCACACATTCTAAATCTAACGAAGAAATAAAATATACGAAGAAATCAGATACACACGAAACACATGAAAACACTGCTGAAACATCTACTGAACAAACAACTTCAGAAGACGCAAAAGAGCGGTTTAAAAAATTATTTTCTTAGAAAATACTATTTAATGTGGTAGAAAAAACTCTACCACATAATTTTTATAAATACATATTATGTTATGGCAAAAAAGAAAATAGATAAAAAAATAGTTACAACAGAAGATAATTTAGCAACTGTTATACAAGATTCTATAAATAAAAAATACAAAGGTCGTAAAATTGCATATTATTTAACAGAGACAGATAGTGTTGAACGTTGGTTACCAACTGGATGCACTCCATTAAATGTTGCAATTTCAAATGAAACAAAAGGTGGTTATCCAGTTGGTAGAATTATTGAATTTGCAGGTATGGAAGGTTCTGGTAAATCTTTATTGGCAGCACATGCAATTCGAGAAACACAAAAATTAGGTGGGTTAGGAGTATATATTGACACAGAAAATTCATACCATATACCTTTTTTAAAAGCAATTGGTGTTGATGTTAGTAAGATGTTATATATAGAAAATAATATATTAGAAGATATATATGAAATAATTGAAGATATATTATTAACATCTATTGCAGATCCAAATAAACGTTTAATAACTATAATATTTGATTCTCAATCTGGTGCAATTGCAAAAAATGAAGAAGATGCAAATTTTGAAAAGAAAGGTTGGAATACAGATAAAGCAATTGTAAATTCTGGTGCAATGCGTAAATTAACTGGCTTAATAGGACGCAGTAATTGTACTTTGATTATAACCCAGCAATTAAGACATAAATTAGATGCTATGGGTTGGGGTGATCCTTATTGTGTTGATCCATTTACAACCAAAATTAAAATAAAATATAAAGGTGAATGGAATAAACGAAAACGCAGTACGTTTAAAGAAGAAATAATTACATTTAAAGAATTTAGTGATAGATTTGCAAATAATGATGACTTTGAAAATCCAGAAATATTTGATATACTACCTGAATTTGAATGTAAAATTAGAAGTAAAGATTTAACAAAAAATAAAGATGTTTGGGCTCGCATTAATAAATTTATAATAAAAGAACCTGTTTCATCTTATTATACGGATGGAATGTTAAATGCTTCTTCTGTGCATAGAGTGTTACAAGATAATGAATGGATTGAGTTAAAACACTTATCAAAGTTTAACAAAGTTGAAAATAAATTGTGTATTGTAGACTGTGAAGTAGAAGGAACTCATAATTATTATGCAAACGGATATTTAAATCATAATACTACATCAGGAGGAAATGCATTAAAATTTCATGAATCGTTGAGATTAAGAATTAAAAAAGCTGGGCAAATAAAAGGTAAATTAAATGGACAAGAGCAAGTTATTGGTATTGATACATTAGTACAAATAGTAAAAAATAGATGTGGACCAAACATGAGAAAAGTGAATTTTAAAATGTATTATGACATGGGGATTAATGATTTAGAAAGTAAATTAGATTTTTTAAAAAAACATGATTTAATTAAGCAAGGAGGAGCATGGTTTACGTGGTTTGACACAGAACTAAGTAATGCAGATGGCACACCAAAAGAATATAAGTTTCAACGGAAAACATTAGATGATTTGATAAAGGAAAATCCACATTTAGATAAACAATTTGATGCTGCTATCTCTGATATTATGATTATGAAATATAAAAGTAAAGAATTAGATGAAAAGAATATAATTGTTGATACTACAGACACACATTTAACAGTGGATGAATTAAAAGAACAAAAAGGAAATGAGTAAATACATTAAATATATAAATAATAAAAGTGTAATTAATTAAAGATTAATTGCACTTTTTTTGTAACAAATTAATTAATATTAAATATATGCATTTTTTTGAAAAATTAAATAATAATAATAGAAACAGGAATAGTGATATATTGGTAGTAGACGGTACAAATACGTTTATTCGTGCAATGTCTGTTTCAAACGTATGTAATGATAATGGCATACCAATTGGTGGTTATACTGGTTTTTTAATGTCTGTTGGTTATGCAATTAAATTATTAAAACCAACAAGATGTATCGTGGTATTCGATGGTGTGAATGGATCTAAAAAAAGAAAAGAATTATATCCAGATTATAAAGCAAATAGATTAAAGGAAAGAACAAAACCAAGAAATATGATATATGAAACAGTTGAATTTGAAAATAGATCTATGTTATATCAAATGGAACGTTTAATGTCATATCTTAGTTTTTTACCTATTTCAATTTTAGTAATTAATGAAGTAGAAGCAGATGATGTTATAGCCTATACTGTTAAAAAATACAATGATTCTAATATACATATAATGAGTACTGATAAGGACTTTTATCAATTAATAACTGATAAAGTTAATGTTTATTCTCCCACAAAGAAAAAAATAATAGATAAAAATTTTATGCTAAATGAATATAATATAACACCAAAAAATTTTATATTATA